CGCAATTTTGGACTCGACTGCTACGACAGACACATTGCCAATTCGCATCGTTGACGTCGTGCCTGACACCGCTTTTGTATCTAGCGGCAACACGTTGTATCCTGAAGTGATCGTTAAGCTCAACTTCGGTATGCACGCCTACGAAACCGCCGTTGGCGTATAAGGAGCTAAATCATGGCTATTTCACGCGCACAACTACTAAAAGAACTCCTCCCGGGGCTTAACGCACTTTTTGGTCTTGAGTACAAAAAGTACGGCGAAGAGCACAAAGAGATTTTCGAAACAGAATCTTCTGAGCGTTCGTTCGAAGAAGAAACCAAGCTGTCAGGCTTCTCGGCTGCTCCAGTCAAGAACGAAGGCGCTGCATTGGCTTATGACAATGCACAAGAAGCTTGGACTGCTCGTTACGTCCACGAGACTATCGCTATGGGCTTCTCAATCACCGAAGAGGCGATTGAAGATAACCTGTACGACTCACTGTCTTCACGTTACACGAAGGCATTGGCTCGCGGTATGGCCTACACAAAGCAAGTTAAGGCTGCAAACATCCTTAACAACGCATTCGCTGCGGGTTATACCTACGGTGACGGCGTAACGCTTTGCTCGACTTCACACCCATTGGTTTCTGGTGGTGTAAACAGTAACCGCCCAACAGTTGCCGCTGACCTGAACGAGACTTCCTTGGAAGCCGCCGTTATTCAGATCGCAGCGTGGACTGATGAACGTGGTCTGTTGATTGCCGCTAAGCCAACCAAGTTGGTCATCCCTGCCGCACTACAGTTCGTTGCAACTCGTTTGCTCGAAACTAAACTGCGTGTTGGTACGGCTGATAACGACATCAACGCAATCGAGAACAACGGTTCGATCCCCGGTGGTTATACAATCAATAACTACCTGACCGACACCAATGCTTGGTTCCTGTTGACTGACGTGCCTAACGGTCTAAAGCACTTCGTTCGTACTCCTATGCAAACAGGAATGGACGCAGACTTTGATACCGGCAACAGTCGTTACAAGGCTCGCGAGCGTTATTCGTTTGGTGTATCTGATCCTCTTGGTATCTTCGGTTCGCCCGGAGCCTAAGTAGGTATAAGATTGGGGGCTTCGGCCCCCTTTCTTTTTGTTTGCATTTATTGTTGTATAGGTTATTATTAAACAAATCTGGGAACCCCCAGCTTTACTGACCGCCCCAGCGGACGATGCAGAGACAGTAAAGCGTAGTACTGCATATACAGGAGCCTATCATGGCATCGACTACTTTTTCTGGTCCAGTTACCTCGACAAACGGTTTTATCGGCAATCTGACTGGTAACGTCACCGGTAACGTCACCGGCAACATTGCTGGTTCTGGATCAATTACACACACCGCTACCTCGGCTATTAACGCCACAGCTACAGCTACAGCAGCAGAAGTTGCTACTGGCTATATCACTTCTACTTCCGCCGCTGCAACCGCAATTACGCTCCCTACTGGAACGCTTCTTGGCGCTGCTCTTGGTGCGGTTCGTGGCACTGTGTTTGATCTTTATGTTGACAACACTGCTGGCGCAAGCACTGTAACGATGGTTGTTGCTGTAAACGGCATCTTGTCTTCAGCGGCTGCGGACACCCCCGGAAGCTTTGGCGATCTGACTATTGCTGCGGGCGCTACAGGTATTGCTCGCTTCACGCTGATGTTTGCAAGCGCAACTGCTTATACGTTCTCGCGTACAGCCTAATTAGCCGCCCACTTCGGTGGGCTTTTGTACTTCTTAGGAGCTAATTATGGCAATGCAATATGACGTAAAAGCAGCGCATTTAAACAATACTGGTTTTATGCTGTTAGGTCGTACACGGCTTAAAGCTTTATCTACTGTTGGCTCTGCTACTGCGGGTACGCTTGATATTTTTGACACCACGACTGCGCCTGTAACAACGGCAACTTACACACGTTCTGGCGCAACAGTCACAGTGACTAGTGCGGATCATGGGTTAGCAACAGGCGATGTGCGGGGCTTTGCTTTCGCTAGTGCATCTGGTATATCAGCCACAAACGGTAATTACACAATTACTGTAACAGGTCCAAACGCCTTTACCCTTACCGACATTAACTCAGGCACGATTGCAAGTACTGCTCTTGCGTATTCGACATTATGGGTTAACTCGTATGATGTAGGCGCAACAGATGTGTTTGGTAATATTGTTTTAATTCCCGGTGAAGGTGTGCTGATTCAAAACGGCATCTATCTCCGCATGACCAACATTACGTCTGCGAATATTTACTATGGCTAAGAAAACCCCCTCTCTGGCTGTCGGTCGTGGCGAGAAGCTACCCGTATCCAAGGGGGCTGGTTTAACTGCCAAAGGAAGAGCCAAATACAATGCTGCTACAGGCTCTAACCTAAAGGCTCCACAGCCCGAAGGCGGTCCTCGTAAGAAGTCGTTTTGCGCACGGATGTCTGGTATGCCCGGCCCGATGAAAGACGAGAAAGGAAGACCTACCCGCAAAGCCGCAAGTTTAAAGAGATGGAAGTGTTAAATGGAAGATTCCGTGCAAACAGCTCGTGAACTTGCTACCCATGCAAATGAGATTAAGCATTTGCAACAGGACATGGATAAACTTGTTCAGGATATGGATCAAGTCAAAAATACACTTGCCGAGATTCAAAAGACTCTTTCCGAAGCCAAAGGTGGGTGGAGAGTGCTGATGTATTTTGGTGGTGCTGGTGGACTTGTTGGCAGCGGTTTAACTTGGATCATTGATAGGGTGCTTCGATAATGCCAAGTACATCTAAGAAACAATCAGGTTTTATGAAAGCGGTAGCTAACAATCCTGCGTTTGCTAAGAAAGTTGGCGTACCTACATCCGTTGGTAAAGACTTTAACGAGGCCGATAAAGGCCGCAAATTCAAAGAGGGTGGTGCTATGAAGAGCGATCTTAAACAAGACAAAGCAATGGTTAAAAAAGCCGTAGGTATGCACGATAAACAGATGCACGGTGGCAAGAAGACCGACATGGCTGCGCTCAAAAAAGGTGGCATGCCAATGGTCATGAAAGACGGCAAGAAAATGCCTGCCTTTGCTGTAAAAGGTGGCATGCCCAAGATGGCTAAGGGTGGCGGCATCGAGTCTAAAGGCAAAACCCAAGGCAAGATGGTCAAGATGAATCGCGGCGGACGCGCCTGTTAAGGAATTGCCATGATTGAAGCTCCTACCGCATCAGATAAAGATACAGACGCAGCGTTTCTCCCCACCCCATTACGCGGTAAGCGTAAAGTAAAATCCATGCGCACTCCGGGAATGGGAGCAATGCTAGGCGCTCCTCGTCCTCGTGGAAATTTAAGCTCTGTAGGAAAAATTGAACCCGGTGCATTGCCTTTTGATGAGCCACAAAAAATGGCTAAGGGCGGTTCGGTTTCAGCTTCTAAACGCGCTGACGGATGTTGTGTTCGTGGCAAAACCAAAGGGAAAATGGTGTAATCATGGCTACTAAAAAAGTAAAGAAATATGAAGGTGGTGGGCTTCTTCACGAGAACATCCCCGGAATGTATAACACTGCTGCGGCGCGTTTTAATCCAAAGGCTAAGGAAGATGTTGAAGCTATTCCTGTAGCTGAGCCGCGCCGCATGGAGCCAAAAGAAGAGGTTGATGTTTTAGGTGAGTTTATTAATAAACTCCAAGCAGAAAAACCTAGCCGCGCAGAGCCTCGCTCAGCTCCTCGTGTTGCTCCTGCTCCTCGCCGTGCCGCTCCCGTAGTCGATCGCGCCGATGTTGATGCTGCGCTGGCAGAATCTGCCGCTCAAGCGCAAATGGATTACGACAATCCACCACGTCGTCGTGCAACACCTGCCTATGTTTATGGTGGGCCAAGTCCAGTTAGCGATTTGCGTGATGCGGCTCGTGCGCCTGCCAACCGTCGTGCTGCAAAACGTGCGGCAGAGGCGTTGGGTAATTCTGCGTTCAAAAAGGGTGGCTCAGTATCGGCCTCGAAGCGTGCTGATGGTTGTGCTGTTCGCGGCAAAACAAAAGGCAGAATGGTATGAAAACAAAAAAATACGCAGCGGGTGGAATATCTAATATGTCTCCGGGTATATCTCCGCTTGAGCCTTTTACTGGGGGTGGTATGAGCGTTATGGGCAGCAGTGATGACTCTGCTGCGGGTGGTCTTGGGCAAGTTAATGCTGGCTCTAAAACCATTGGTAATGCAATTTCCTCTGCGTCAAAAGCTTTAACAGGTGATGTTGGCGCGAGTCTTGGTGGCGCTCTTGGTGGTGGCCCATTGGGCGGAGTAAGACCGGGTTCGACGGGAAGGAATCCGTTTTCAGGCATGACCCCCATGAATGACACCACTATGAGTGATACCTTTAAAAAAGGCGGCGCGGTTAAACCCAAAGCCAAAAAATATGCGTCTGGTGGCTCTGTTAAGTCTTCCGCCTCGAAACGTGCTGACGGTTGCTGTGTTAAAGGCAAAACAAAAGGCACAATGCGATGAGAGCTTCACGGGGCATGGGTGCAATTCTTCCTTCCAAAATGCCGAAGGGTAAAACCATGCGCCGTAAAGACGGTGACAAGTTTCAGATGTTTGCTGAGGGTGGTCTATATGAGAACATCCACAAAAAGCGCAAACGGATTGCCGCAGGATCGGGAGAAAGGATGCGTAAGGTAGGCAGTAAAGGTGCGCCCTCGGCGCTTGACTTTAAACAATCTGCTAAGACGGCGAAAAAATAATGGCTGTTTCTGGAACTACCGCGTTTAACCTAGACTTCGCTGAGTTAGCAGAAGAGGCCTTCGAAAGAGCTGGGCGAGAACTGCGTACAGGCTATGATCTTCGCACTGCTACGCGGTCTATGAACCTAATGACCATTGAGTTTCAGAACCGTGGCATTAACATGTGGACGATTGACGAGGGTGAGATTGATCTTATCCAAGGTCAAGCTGAGTACGACCTCCCTGCCGATACGATTGATCTAATGGATCATGTTGTCCGTACAGGCGCAGGTAACTACTCCACCCAGTCTGATTTAACTATATCTCGTATTAGTGTGTCTACTTATGCCACAATCCCTAACAAGTTAGCACAAGGTCGCCCCATTCAAGTATGGGTTCGCAGACTAAGGGATAACCCTAAGATTGTTGTATGGCCTGTTCCAAACCAAGGAACTGAGCAAGACCCATACTATGTCTTTAAATACTGGCGTATGCGTCGTATTGATGATGCGGGTACAGGCGCTAATACACAAGATGCTAACTTTAGATTCTTGCCAGCAATCTCGGCAGGACTTGCGTACTACATTGCCATGAAGTATCCGGAGTTAGCACCGCGTATGCCGATGCTAAAACAAGAGTACGAGTTTCAGTTTGAATTAGCTGCGGGTGAGGATCGTGAGAAGGCGTCTGTGCGCTTTGTGCCACGCATTGTCGGCATCCGGAGTTAACTGTGGGTAATAAGTTTGCATCTGATAGTAAGGCAATTGCAGAGTGTGATATCTGTGGCTTTCGGTATAAACTACGCACATTACGTTATCTAATTGTTAAGACTAAAACGACCAATATAAAGGCTTGTAATGAGTGCTGGAGTCCAGACCAACCGCAGCTTCAACTTGGTATGTATCCAGTCGATGATCCACAAGCAATTCGCAATCCACGTCCAGACTTTACAGGATATCCGCAAAGTCGGTCACAAGTAATACAAGCAGTTGGTATGACGACTACTTCTTTTGTTGGGCAAGTTACAATTTCTTAGGAGCCTATCATGGCATATAAACGTGGCGCTGATGGCGTAGCAAAAAAAGGTAAAACCGACGTTAAGAACCTTGGTTCTGATGGCGCGAGTCTCGCGGGAATGAAAGGCGGCAAGAAATCTGCTGGCGTCACCACTGAGGCAATGAAAAAACTGGGTCGTGGTTTGGCTCGCGTTGCTAATCAGGGGTAATCATGGGCAAATACAGCCAAAAACTAATGGGCAAAGAGGTGGGTCCCGCCTCTGTTTACGCGGAGCCGCACACCATGACAGGTAAGAAAATTGATTCATCCGCAGCGCAAGCCGCTGTATCTGGCGGTGTTGATCCTAACACTTTGTCGAGCAATCAAGTTAATTGCTCAACAGAAGCTATGCGAGTGAGTGTTGGTAACAGAAATACGCCAACCAAAACTAGCGGCATCCAAGTGCGTGGCGGTAAAGCGCAGACGAAAGGTAAAATGGCACGAGGTCCGATGGCATGAACTACGCGTCTCTCATAGCCAACATTCAAGACATTTGCGAGAACTCATTTACCGCAGATGAATTGGCTATGTTTGTGCAACAAGCTGAACAGAAAATCTATAACACTGTTCAGATAGCCAACCTGCGTAAGAACGTCACGGGAACACTTACAACTAACAACAAGTATTTGTCCGCTCCAAATGACTTTTTATCGGTGTACTCGCTTGCTGTAATTAAAGCTGACGGGTCGTATGAATTCTTGTTGAACAAAGACGTTAACTTCATTCGTCAAGCTTACCCAACACCAACAAGTACCGGACTGCCAAAGTATTACGCTATTTTTGGCCCGACCACTACAAACGCCAATCCTCCGGCAGAAACTACCGAGTTAAGCTTCATTCTTGGACCAACGCCTAATTCTGCGTATACGGCTGAGCTTCATTACTTCTACTACCCAGAATCAATTGTTACTGCCGGTACTTCATGGCTTGGTGATAACTTTGATTCCGCATTGCTTAACGGCTCGTTAATTGAAGCAATCCGGTTTATCAAGGGCGAAGCAGATGTCATTGCCAACTACGATAAGCTCTACTTGCAATCTATTATGTTGCTCAAGCAATTGGGTGATGGTAAACAACGTCAAGACTCATACCGATCAGGTCAGTTCCGTCAGGATGTGACATGATTACACAAACCATTGTCAATTCTTATAAACGCGGTTTGCTAGAGGGCGCATTTAACTTTAGCAGCACTACTACACAAGTATTTAAGGTAGCGCTATACACGTCCGCTGCAAACTTAGGCGCAGATACTACGGCGTACTCCGCGACAAACGAATCATCTGGTACTGGGTATACCGCCGGTGGACAGGTGCTTACTATATCCACATATCCAACACTAACAAATGGTGTGGCGTTTATTAGCTTTGCAACGGTTACTTGGCCTGTTACATCAATTACAGCTCGTGGCGCGTTGATATACAAGGCTGATGGTGTAACAAACCCCGCTATCGCCGTGCTAGATTTTGGTGAAGATAAAACTACGTCTAGTGGCAATTTTGTTATTAATTTCCCATTAGCCAATTTCCAAAATGCAATTATTCGCTCGGCGTAAAGGAGTTTTAAAATGATGAAAGACCATGCAACTACAGGCGACGCAATTGGAGCCTCTGTAACTGTTAACAACAGTGTATCTGCCAGCATGATGGCTGGTGGTGTATACCACGTCCAATGTTTTGACAAAGACGGCAACCTGAAGTGGGAAGACAAAGCCCACAACCTAGTGGTTAATCAGGGCTTAAAAGACATGAACGACAAGTACTTTTCAGGTGCCGCTTATACGGCAGCTTGGTACTTAGGTCTTGTAACTGGCCCCGGCTCAGGAACGACATTTGCCGCCGCTGACACACTTGCCTCCCATGCTGGCTGGACTGAGTTTACAAACTACTCCGGTAACCGTGGTGCTGTTACGTTTGGCGCTGCAACAACGGCTGATCCTTCGGTCATTACAAACCCCTCGCCTGTACAGTTCACTATTACAGGTGCTGGTGGCACAGTGGCTGGTGCGTTCTTGGCTTCGGTTAGTAGCGGAACATCGGGCATTTTGTTTTCTGAATCGGACTTCCAGTCCCCCGGCGACCGTGCTGTTGTGTCTGGTGACGTTTTGAATGTCACTTACCAATTCTCTCTTGATGCAGCTTAAGGATTATTATGGCTACCAAATTTGTTAAAGGTCAGAGTGTAAAGCTTGCCGCTGTTGTTCCACAGGGTGCGGTTGAAAAGCTGCGCATGGACGAGGATGGCAACTTCTTTTATATGATTCAGTGGACAGACGCAGGCGGGCAGATTCAGCAGCGTTGGTTTCCAGAGAATGACTTGGTTGAGGCGTAGTGTTTGCAGGATCGCCATTTGCTACAGCCCCCTTTGCCGCACTAAGCGGCAATACTTATTTTGTTTCGATTATTGAGTCGGCAACAGCTAGTGACGCATCCTCTGCTTTAGTTTCGTTTATTTCCAGCATTTCAGAATCCGCCACGGCCTCAGACAGTGTTTCTGCATTAGCTACGTTTCTTGCAAGTATTGCGGAGACTGCTACAGGCGCAGACTCTATATCGTCAACCTTCTCGATTAACGGTGCTGTATCTGAGTCGGCCTCTGGTAGCGACACGGTATCTTCTGGGGTGACGTTTAGTGTTGCAGTGCAAGAAATTGCCAATGGTGCTGATCTTGTATCGTCTCTTGTGCAGTTTGGTGGAAACATCCAAGAACTTGCCTTGGCATTAGATTCAAGCTCTGCGTTAGGTAGCTTTGTAGCGTCTGTACTTGAGTCTACGACCGCAGCAGACTCGGTTTTAGTGGCACCCAGCGTGTTTAGTGCAGCGGTGGTAGAGTCGGTAACAGGTTCGGATTCAACGGTTTCTGGTGTGATTCTGGTAGTAAATATTGCCGAAGCCGCGTCTGGGGTAGATTCCGTAGCAAATAATATAGCGTTTGGTGTGGCAGTAAATGAGCTTGCTACAGGCACAGCGACTGCTGGAACTACAATAGCGTTTGGTGTGTTAATTCAAGAACTTGGCATTGCCGCAGATAGCATATTAGCTAGGTTTTTGTGGGAACTTATCAATGACAGCCAGACCGTTGCGTGGCAAAATATAGGTAGTAGCAGCACAACCGTTTGGCAGACAATT